CGGACACGCCGACATGATCCGAAAAGCCTTTGCGCGGGAAGGCTTCGACATCGAGGTGGTGTCGGGCGAAGATCCGATGAACGAGCGGACTGGCAAGATTGAGGCTTTTAAGCGCGGTGAGCGGCGCGGCCTTATCAATTGCGGGGTTCTGACGACTGGATTTGACCACCCGGCCGTCGATCTGGTGGCCTTGGTCCGGGCCACGGCAAGCGCCGGGCTTTACGTTCAGATCGTTGGGCGCGGCACACGGCCGGTCTATGCGCCTGGCGTGGACATGGAGAGCAAGGAAAGCCGGTTGGCGCACATCGCCAAAGGCCCGAAGCCGAATTGCCTGATCTTGGACTATGGCCAGAACGTCGAGCGGCACGGGTTCATTGACGCGATCAAGGTCAAGCCCAAAGGCGAAGGCAAAGGCGGCGATGCGCCGGTGAAGGTTTGCGAGGCCTGCCAGACGGTCAATCACGCAGCCGTGAGGAACTGCATCGAATGCGGCTTTGAGTTCCCAGCGCCGGCCCTGAACCACTCAACCAAAAGCTACAGCGGCGCGATGCTATCGACCCAGGTCGAAGCTGAGTGGCTTGACGTTGATTCGGTGGAGTATGCCCTGCACCAGAAAGAGGGAAAGCCCGACAGCGTGAAGGTCACTTACGTTTGCGGGATGGTGCGACAAAGCGAGTGGCTCTGCCCAGATCACGGCGGCTATGCCGCAAGCCGCTATCAGGCACGCATGAAGGCGCTGGACAGCACCGCCATGACGACGGCAGACGCGCTTGGGCAATGCACGATGTGGAATTGGCCGAGCCGGATTAAGATCAAGCCTCGGGCTGATAACCCGAAGTTTAACGAGATCGTGCAGCTAGACTACAGCGCGGCAAAACCACGCGCGCCAAAGGAAAAGACAGAAGAGGAGATGCGCCTTGAACGACTTGCCGGAGAAATGTTTGCAGCCATCTAAGTGCAGCACATGCACGCACTTAGTTGATGAGCGGTATTGCATGAAGTGGCGCGACATCGTGCCAGATGAAGCACAGGAGGACGGATGCAATGAATGGACGCAAGACCCACCCTTCTGAGACGGAAGAGCAGGAGGGATTTGTAAACTGGTTTCGAGCCAAGTTTCCGGGGGTGTTGATCTTTGCCATTCCAAACGGCGGGCATCGCGCGATTAGCACGGCCAAGCGGCTGAAGGCCGAAGGCGTTGTGCCTGGCATCCCAGATCTTCATGTCCCGGCGTGGCGGTTGTGGATTGAGATGAAGCGCGTGAAGGGCGGAAAGCTATCGGCCGAGCAAGAAGCGATGATCCTGCACCTTGAGGGCCTTGGCCACAAAGTTGTTGTTGGCAAAGGTGCCGAAGATGCCAGCGCGCAGATTGTCGAGTGGATTAAAGCGCACAAAAAGTGAGACCGTCCATTTTGTGGACGGTCTGAGTGTTTAGAGAGCCTCGCCCCTCAAGCCGACCATCATCTTGGCCTGCATGTCGTTCTCCTTGTCAGCGATCTCGCCGCCGCAGGCCAGATAGCCGCAGCCATCGACCCAGTTGTCCGCGTGGGCCGGGTTCGACTTGGCGCGTGCCAGCTTCAGCAGGGTCATCATGACGGCCACGTCGTGCGGCTTGATGTTGCGCCCGAGGTGGGCCGACCAGTACGCGGCGATCAAACCGAAGTTGGCCTCCGCGTCGCCGTGCGTGCCGGCGCGGTCCTTGGTGACGTACTCTTTGGCGGTGTCGAGTATTTCGGAGCGGTTCATGCCAGATCTCCCGGTTTAATCCAATTCGCGGCCTTGATGTCGCCGCCTGTGAGTTGCTCGATCTTCTTGGCAATCTCTGGCTTTGGCAGGCGCTTGCCGGTGAGGATCATGCTGATGACATCCTTCTTGGCCGGAATCAGCTTTCCAAATGCGCCGGACTTCATCCCACGCGCCCGAAGCCAGGCCGATAGCAGTGCGTTGTTTGGCAGGTTCATGTTTGCCTCCTTTCGATGGCCAATCTATGGGCGCGAAAATTATTCATGTCAATGTCGATTTTTATCTTGCACGCGGTGTGGCAGGCTGTATGGTGGTGATACGAACTAGCAAACAAGGATGAACAAGATGACCTTCCAGACCAAAATCATCGGCGCCGACTATCAGACCAACTGCGATTGCTGCGGTCGCGCCCTCAAGGTTGGCATCCAGCTTTCTGGCCTTGGCGTTTATGGCGCCGACTGCATCCGCGCTGCAATGCCTGCTGACCGCAAGCGCTACAGCCAAGGTCGCCCTGACGCGGCATGGCTCCGCACGCTGGCCAAGATTGCCGAGCGCGACACCGCAGAGCAGGTTGCCCGGATGGGCTACACGCACGCTATGTTCCTGAACGTCAACGCCGACAAGCTGGACAAGGCGGCAGCATGACCCGCCACCGCTATGAAGAAGACTACGGCGATTGGCTTTATCACAAGCAACGCGACGATGAGCTAGACTTGCTGGGCGTCATCGCCCGGCCAGCACCCCGCCCGCAGCCAGCGGCTTACGCGCCGCCACAGTGGAAACCAACTAAAGACCAAACCGAACCACCTTGTGGAATAGGCACAGCTCCTCGGCCCCTACATGGCAGGCCAGCTCGTGCGTGTGACGGTGTGCTTCGACGGCGTTCTGGTAGGCCAAGTAGGAAAAGATGGCCCCAAACACCAAGAAGAAGTCAGTGAAAAAACCCCTCACGGCTCAATCTCCACCGATACAGGTAGCGTCTCGCACTGGAAATTATAGTCATAATCCAGCGTGTCGCCGACCGGCTTCATCGCGGCCTTGCATGCGGCCTCGCTGACGTAGGGGATGCCAAACACATCCCCCTCCATCGGCCCGGACAACATGGTGATCCACAGGATGGTCATCGTTGCGGTCATTGCGCCACCTGCATCAGCTCGTCCATCTCCAGCGCCCACAGATCTGTGCGCGGCAGCTTCATCGCCTCCAGCGCACGCTGCACCTCGGACGAGTTGACGTTCAGAAAGTGCGCCAACTCAATCGTCGTCGCGGCGCCGCCCTTCAACTCATCGCGGATACGGTCGGCCAGCGTCTTTTGCTCCGGCGCGGGCAGGCTGTCGTGCAAGGCGATGGCCAGCCACGGCGTCTTCTCGGGCTGCTGAACATTCGGAACCACGCTGGCCATGACCTTCTGACCGGGGCGCAGGCCGGTCTCCAGAGCCAACTTGGATGGAATAAACACGTTCTGCGTCATGTCGCTGGACAACACGCCGAAGCTGGTGCCCGTCGGCAGGATATTCGTCACGATAACTTCAATCGGTTGCATTGTTTTTCTCCAGTTCTGCGAGTTGTTTTTCGGCGTCACGTTTGTAATGGGCGAGGATGCCGATCTCTTCCCCGACCCAAGCCGGCCGGACGCCCGTGCCGTATCTGTTTTCCAGATCCTCGATCTGGCTCTGCCTCAGTTCAATGTAGGCGATGATGTCTTGCTTGCTCATGCTAGTATCTCCATTACGCTTTTGATGAACTCTTCCGCGACCGGGGCAGCGATTGCATTGCCGTAACCGCGCAGTCGTCCCACTCTGGCGGGAGACCCATGAGCCAGCGGGGATGTCCAGGGTTTAACTGGCCGCCAACGACCATCCCGGCAGAAGAGCCAATCAGCATCTCGCCAGAAGCCGTTAGTCGGGCTGGGCCCGACAGTTGCGCCGTCACATCCAGACGATCCGTTGACAGCTTCCCGTCCCGCATCCTGCCGCCCTGGTAGCCACCCTTGTGATCCGTCATCGCTGGCGTCGGCCATCCCGCCATCAGGACAAAGTCGTTCAGATTGTTCGACCGATCCGGGTTCTCGATCCGATCCTCCCCACCCGATCTGAAGTCGCGCATCTGCGGCGTCGGCCAGCCGCTCATCGCTGCCACGTCCTTCAGCGTGACCTGCACCTTCTTGCCGTCCGGCGTGATGCCAGTTGCCGACGTCCCCTCCGGCGGTGTCTGCCCTCCGCTCGGCGTTGTCGGCGTCGGCCAGCCCGTCAGCGTGGAGGCCATTCCCAGCGTCAGGCCGAAGCCGTTGTTCCCGTGGCGAGCCTTGCACACCTCGCGCCGCGCTTCCCATTTCGTGTCCGTGTCGTTCTGCGGACCCG